GCAGTATATACAGGTGCTAGAGAGATAGCAAAGAGAAGAGATTGTGTAGTGATTGCTATATCACAGGCATCAGCAGATGCACACAACAGAGATCATATATCATTTGATATGATGGAGAATTCAAAGACAGGTAAAGCTGCCGAAGCAGATTTAATTATAGGTATAGGTAATAGAACTTCTAATGATCCAACAAACAACATGAGGATATTAAACATTAGTAAGAATAAAATAACAGGGTGGCATGGTGATCCATCTTGTATCATTGATAAATATTTAAGCAGGTATACAGATTAAGGAAAAATAATAATGAACTATACATCAAGAAAAGTTTTTTTAAATGATTTAAATACTGGTAGAAAATATGAAAATCAAATTTTACAAAATATAAAATTAAAATATCCTTGTAGCTTTTTAATAGATAAACACTTTAAAGATTATGATATTTTTATTCCAGAGACTAATGTAAAGATTGAAGTTAAATGTGATTTTAGAAGCAAAGATACGGGTAATATAGTTATTGAATTATTTATGTTCAATAAACCATCAGCATTACTAGTTACTAAAGCAAATTATTGGATTATTTATACAGGGGATGAGTATTTATGGATAACCCCCAATAAAATATTTGAGTGTTTACTTTTAAATAATGTTAATAGTACTAGTATTACTGGTCGTGGGGATCAGAAAAGTAAACAGGTATGTTTAGTTAAACTTAATTTATTAAAAAATTATTGTCTTGCTATTCAAACAGAATTAGATTCAGGTAAAATTATATAATGATAACAACAGTAGATGTAGAAACTTCGTATCAAAAAACAGAGGCTGGTGGCATGGATCCATCACCATTTAATCCCCAAAATATCCTAGTAAGTGTAGGTATTAATGATGAATACTATTTTACTAATCATACTGAAAGGGTTGATAAAGGTTGCTACCATAAAATACAAAAGATATTAGATGAAACTAAATTATTAATAGGGCATAACATTAAATTTGATTTAAGCTGGTTACTTGAGGCAGGATTTAAATATGATGGCAATGTATATGATACTATGATAGGTGAGTATGTATTAAACAGAGGTATTCGTAAGAGTTTAACATTAGATATGTGCTGTCAACGTAGGAAAATAGGTGCTAAAGATGATAGAATAAAAGAATGGATGGATAGAGGTGTGTCATTTGAAAATATTCCTAAAGATATTGTAGAAGAATATGGTAGAATAGATGTAGATATTACTAGAAAATTATTTGATTCACAAATGGGAGACTTAAGATCAGATAAAGATAAAAATTTATTAACAACTGTTAAGATGATGAATGAGTTTTTAATTGTGCTTACTGATATGGAACGTAATGGTATTCATATAAACTTAAATGATCTTGCACAGGTAGAAAAAGAATACAGGGCAGAGTTTGCTTACTTAAAACAAAAGATAGATAAGATTGTTTATAATAAAATGGGTGATACTAAAATTAATCTATCAAGCCCTGAACAATTAGCATGGTTAATCTATTCTAAAAAGCCTAAAGATAAAAAGGAATGGGTTAGAATATTTAATATAGGAATTGACAAACACACAAGAAAAAATAAGAAAAGACCTAGATTTTCTTTTCATCAGTTTAGAAAATTAGTAGCAGATAATACTGTACTCCTGCGTAAAACTATAGCTAATCAATGCTTATCATGTAATGGTAAAGGTGTAATTAAAAAACTTAAAGTTGATGGCACACCATATAAAAAATATACTAAATGTGCAGAGTGTGATGGTGAAGGATTTGTATACAGTGATATGGCTAAACTTGCAGGGTTTAACCAAAGACCTAGAAGTGTCTATGATGTAGCTGAATCAGGATTTAGAACAGATAGAATTACATTAAATAAAATTGCAGGAGAAGCTGAAGGAGAGTTCAGAGAATTCATTGATTCAGTTATAAGGCACAATGCTATTGATACTTATTTAAATACATTTGTTGAAGGATTAAAAAACTTTACAAATGAAAATAGTTTACTACATCCTAAGTTTATGCAGGCAGTAACAGCAACAGGTAGATTATCTAGTCGTGATCCTAATTTTCAAAACCAACCACGAGGTGGTACGTTTCCTATTCGTAAAGTAATACAATCTAGATTTGAAGATGGTAAGATAATGGAAGTAGACTTTGCCCAATTAGAATTTAGAACTGCAGTATACTTGGCACAAGATAAACAAGGTATGGAAGATATAAAAAATAATATAGATGTTCACCAATATACTGCTGATATAATTGGTGTGTCTCGGCAAGATGCAAAGGCACATACCTTTAAACCATTGTATGGTGGTACTACAGGAACAGATGATGAAAAAAAATATTATAAAAAGTTTGCAGAAAAATATGCTGACATAACACAATGGCATAATGAACTACAAACTCAAGCAATTACTTATAAACAAATTAAATTACCTACAGGTAGAGAGTATTCATTTCCATATGCAGAAAGAATGCCATGGGGTGGATCTAGTTATAGTACACAAATAAAAAATTATCCTGTACAAGGTTTTGCAACTGCTGACATTGTACCATTAGCATGTATAAAAATATATGATCTAATGAAAGAACAAAAGGTAAAGAGTTTACTTATTAACACAGTGCACGATTCTATTGTGGCTGATGTTTATCCTGGTGAAGAAGCTGTAATGAGTAAAATATTTAAACAGGGTACGGCTTCTGTAATACCTGCATTGAAAGAGTATTATGGAATTAATTTTAATATTCCACTTGACACAGATGTCAAAATGGGATATGATTGGTTAAATATGAAGGAGGAAAACCATGACACAAATTAAATTTGTAAAAGAAATCCCTATAATTAATGGGACTTATAAAAAGGATACACCAAATAAAGAGATTGGTTATCAAAAATGGTTAGTTCGTAAAACATATGAAGTAGAAATGGAATATGAAATCGTTACCAAGACAAAAGAAGAAGCTGAAGAACTCTTAGAAAAAAAAGAGTGTGTGAAAGTTGAGAACATTGATGAGTATGGTGATACCTTTAGAGAGACTATCAAAGGTAGTCATGTCAATGATATGTCTGGTGATGAACCTGTGGAATGGAAGAAGATTGAAGAGTGTGTTCCACGTGATGATGAAGATATAGATACAGGTAAAAGATTCTTAAACTATGAAGATCCTGATTGGGTTTCAGATGATTATGAATGGGTTAAAAATGAAGACGGTACAAATATAACTAAGGAGGATACTAATGTACATCAATAATTTAAAAGTAACTAGCTATCATTATCCATATAAAAATGGTAAAGAAAGTAAAACTCTAGAAGTTGAAAGTACTCTGGATACTAAGAGAGGTATGATGATTAAGAAGATTATACCTTTGTTAGATGAGTACGAAGAAACTCTAGAGAATTATCATAATGATATAGAGATGACCATAACTATAAAGCCAATGAAGGAGGACTAATGGATAATTGTATTATACAATTAGAAGTGGATCATTGTGCTAAGAGTGGATGCAGTGGTCCAAGCGTAACTAATGTTGGAGTGTTTAAAAATAAAACACATGCTAAAAGATTTATGCGTAATGATAAAGGTTTTAGAAAAATATTTAAGGCTCCTAACATTAAAAAAAATATACTACCTATAGCAATATGGGCAGTACCAGGAGGTAGATAATGACAGACGTACCAATACTTGATAAAGGTATAGATGACTGGGGTGAAGATGAGCAAGAAGAAGCTTATGATAAACTCCAGCAACTAAAGTATGACTTTGAAGGTACGCCTACAAAGTTATATATTAATAGGGATGAAGAACTACAGAGTTATATAATGTGGTTTGCTCGTATGGAAAATCTTCCATATGAGATTACTGATGGGGAGACTAGAGTATGTTAGATATGTTAGATAGTATATTATGGTTATCATTATATTTTATAATGTTAGGTGCATGTTTTTATGGAAAATAACACTTGACAAATCCCCCAAAGTATGATATAAGGATAACTAACAATAAGGAGGGCTATTATGAAAAATGAAATAGCAAATATAAAAAGTATGTCCAATGAGCAAATTATGCAAATCACTGGACAGGATGATGGATCTGGTAATGGTATAAATATACCACGACTAGGGATTAATCGTTCACCTGAAGATGACGATGGTAATCAATTACCAGTAGGACATTTTTTCACTTATGATTCAAGTGTAGGTCAAAATGTTTTTGGTAAACCAGTTACCTTTAGACCTTTTATCAGTGCAATGCAGTATATGCATTATGATCCTGAAAAAAGTGAGTATGTAAATCGTTCTATTATTTTCAAGAACTGGAAAGAAGAGGCGATTGATATACTAGGTGGTACAAAATGTGGTAAGATTCCTTTTAAGGAAAGATCATCACTTACACCTGAACAATTAGCAGAGCAAAGAACTATAAGATGTTATAGATTATTATATGGTCTATTATCTTTTAAAGGTAAAAAAGCAAATGGTGAAGATCATACTATTACTGATATGCCTGTATTATGGAGAGTAACGGGAACAGCTTTTGCACCTGTAGGTTCTGCGTTAGATCAAATGAAAAAACGTAAGAAACATCCATTTACTTGTGCATTGTCTCTGGAATCTAAAAGACAGAAAAAAGGTGGTAATGTATATTATACACCAGAAATTTCTGTTAATGCTGATGCTAATTTGGAAATGTCTAAAGAAGAAATTGAAACTTTAGCTGGGTTTCAAGATATTATTGACAAGGAGAACGATGAAATTGTTGAACTTTATAAAGCTGTAAAGAAAAGTCAGCCTACATCTTTTGATGCAGAGTCAGCAAAAGTAGTGAAACAAATAGAAGATCCAGTTGAAGTATTATCAAAGTAATGAATGATATATTGCTTAAAGTTCAGTTATATCTAAATAAGGCTACTAAAGAACCTGTAGATATTTCTGATAAACTGGTTGAAGAGTTTGGTGAGGCATGTAAAAGTGCCTTACGCAAACAGTTTACAGAAGAACGTAGGTCTAATTTTCAACCACGAATGTCTAATGTAGGGAGACCTTTGTGCCAATTACAAATGGAAGCACAAAATATAAAAGGTGAAGGTCAACCTTATAATGTTAAAATGAGAAATACATTTGGGGATTTAATTGAAGCCTTATCTATATTTGTTTTAAAATCAGCAGGAGTAAAAATAGAAGATGAACAAAAAAGTGTTAAGTATAAGTTTAATGGGTCAGCCATTGAAGGAAGGTATGATGTTAAAATTAATAAAAAGATTTGGGATATTAAAAGTGCATCACCTTATTCCTTTAAAAATAAGTTTGGAGAAGCAGGTGGCTTTGAGGCAGTAGTTAAGGATGATGCTTTTGGATATATATCTCAAGGATATTTATACAGTGAGAGTGAGAAACTTCCTTTTGGTGGATGGATTGTAATTAATAAATCTACTGGTGAATGGGTGGTCTGCGAAACTCCATTACTAGACGGAGAATATAAAGTAAATGCAATTCAAACTGCTAAAAATAATATACATAGTCTTGAAAAAAAAGAACCCTTTAAAAAATGTTATGATGAAATTGAGGAAACTTATAGGACTAAAAAAACAGGTAATAAAATTTTGGGCACAGTGTGTTCATTCTGCCCATACAAACTTCCTTGTTGGGGAAGTAAATTGCAACTGTTGCCACAGCAACAATCGCAAGGAAAGAACCCTAAATGGGTTTGGTATACTGAAGTAAACAATCCGAGGAAAGATGACAACTATACGAAGTCGAAAAGCTAAGGGTCGTAGACTACAGGATTGGGTAAGGGACAGTTTGAGGGGTCTGTTCCTTACTCTTACCGATGATGATGTTAAGGTAGCTATTATGGGTGAGAGAGGTGCAGATGTTAAACTCTCTAAACAAGCAAAGAAATTATTTCCTTATGATATTGAATGTAAAAATGCAGAGGGATGGACTAAAATTTATAATGCATATGATCAAGCTGATGGGCATGGTGATGATCATCCAGTAGTATTTATTAAAATGAATAGGAGAAAGCCATTAGCTATTATAGATGCAAAGCATTTTATGAAATTAAATAATGTAGGATTTATAACAGATCCAATTAAGGTGGAATATTTAGATGAGCGAAAAAGATAAAAAGTTTGATGTGTTAAACTCAATAAAAGTTTTAATCTCCCCATGGGACAAGGGCTTTACCTGTGGAATAGTAATGGATAGTAAAGCTAAAATGTCAACCGAGCAATATGAACTTTGTAGTACTATTGCAAGAGGGATGATTAAAATGGCAACATCAGATCCTCATACAACTTTCTTGTATGGTTTAAGAGGATTTTCAGATGATCGTAAACATAACAAAGGTATGACAATAAATTCTGTAGCTGAATTTGGTAATGAAGATAATGTTATTGATTTTATTGAATACTTAAAAAACAAAAGGGATAAGGAGTTAAACTAATGGCAACACATTTAGTAATAGGGGATCCTCATTGTAACCCCAAAGCAAACAATGATAGATTTTTGTGGGCAGGTAAAATGGCACGAGATCTAAAACCAACTACCATAGTATGCATGGGTGACTTTGCAAGTATGGATTCTCTATCAAGTTATGATAAAGGTAAGAAATCATTTGAAGGTAGAAGATATAAAAAAGATATAGACCATGCTCATGACGCATTGGAAAAATTTAACAAAGGTCTCAATGGTAGACGACCAAGAAAAGTCATGTTACTTGGTAATCATGAAGATAGAATAGATAGGATAGTAGATGAAACTCCAGAACTTGATGGGACAATTAGTACAAAAGACCTTAACTTTAAAGAATATGGTTGGGAAGTTATTCCATATCAGGAACCTATCTCTATCAATGGTGTACATTATTGTCACAATTATCCTACTGGTATTATGGGTAAGCCTATTAGTGGCGACAATATTGCACGTTCTCTCCTATTAAAGAATAAAGTATCTTCAACTGTAGGACATTGCCATCTGTTTGATTACTCAATGTGCACAATTCCTTCAGGTAGAAAAGTTATAGGGTTATCTGCTGGATGTTATCTGCATCATAAAGAAAGTTATGCTAGAAATACTCAACGTATGTGGTGGAGTGGTTTAATAGTTAAACGTAATGTTCGTAATGGTGAGTATGATATAGAAACTATTGAATATAATTCAGTTAGGAGGGAGTATGGTAAACGATAGTGTTCATTCTCCTGCCCATTATAAGTATGGTAAAAAGGAAACTATAGATGTTATAAGAGATTGCATGACAGAGGATGAGTATCATGGATATCTTAAAGGTAATGTGCTAAAGTATGTAGCAAGATATAAGTTTAAAGGGGAACCATTAGAAGATTTGGAGAAAGCACAGTGGTATTTAAATAGACTCATTAAGGAGGTAACATAATGGGAAGAGTAAAACAAGCATTGATTGAAGTAGACGACCTAGTTTGTGGTTGTCTTCAACAAGGTAGAACCCTTAATCAAACTGTTAGAGATTTAGAAGAAATCTTTAACAAACAAGAAGATAGTAATCCTTATTTATTAGATGGAGATTTAATAGAGGATAAGTATTATCAATTTAGAGGTCAAGAATAACAGGAGGGAAATATATGGCTACTAACGCAAAGGAAAAACCAACACAACAACAACCAAACCCTAGAACTTTTTTAATAAGTTCTGTACAACTAACAGAGGTTATGAAATATTTAATGTCAAGACCTTATGCTGAAGTTGTTAAGTTAATGAATATGCTTGCAACATTAAATCAGCTAGATCCTAAACTGAGTGCTGACTTTGTTAAGAATGAGACATCTGGAGTAAGTGATGGAAAAAAATGATGTGGCAAAGCACACAGGTTTATTGTTTGAATTGAAGATTGGATTGAACAAGGAGAATTCCATTGTAATTGATTATGGGGGAAAGCCTGTAGGAAAAATAAGAGAGGCATTGAAGGGGTATAAGTATCATGGGAACCTATGTGCTGCAGTAATTAATCATTGTAATTCTGTAGCTAAGAAACTAGAAGATGATATTAAAAAGCTAATTCAAAATGTATAAACCATTACCTGATGGATTAACAATTAGTATAAGTGCTATTGAAGGATTAGGTTTGTTTACAAATTTTTTTGTAAAGAAAGGAACTAACTTTGGAGTAAGTCATATGAAAATGAATGGCATGTTAATTCGTACCCCTCTAGGTGGATTTATAAATCATTCAGATACACCTAACTGCACTAAAAGTAGATACTTTATTACAAATGCAAACGATGTTAAAATTAAACATGATTATACTCGTTATGATTTAATTGCTTTGGAAGATATTAAAGGGGGAGAAGAGTTAACTACTAAATATAGTTTTTATAATATAGAATGAACACCAAACAAATGAAAAAGATACGTAATAAAGCACGGGCTATTATGGTTGAGTGGATTAAAGAAGTAATTAAAAAGGAAGACCATACCAAAGTTAACCGTGAGAATCTTGAAAAGTTAATTGAGAACAGCAGTTACTATTGGAGTAATAATACATTAAAACTACAGCCTTGGTCATACAAATGGATTGTTAAAAAATTAAAGAAAAATCCTCATTGGACTTTAAAAGATATTAAACAAAGTCTTGAGCCATCAGAACAGGCACAACGAAGAGAACGTATGGCAAAGGAAGGACCTATAGCATTTTAAGTTTTGGTCGATGAAGAAGTTGCACCAAAAAAAAAGGCACCCGTAAAGGTGCCTTGTGTGTTGTCTACAATAAGGGGGAAGTTAATAGCTTCTCCCTTTTTTTATGCGAATAATCTATCTGTTTGTTGTTTAGCTTTAGTTAATTTAATTGATTTGCTTCTTCTTTCTTTCTGTAATTTTTTAGGGAATTTCATAAAGATAAGTTGTTCTACATCTTTATCATAACCTAAATCTACCCCTTCAGGTGGTTTGTAATTTCTAAGATATTCTGTATATTTAATTAAATCAATATTATTTATTTGATCTCCTTCATAAGGATAACCTACTGCCCCACCTACAGTAAATTGTTTAAGTATATACTCTCTATCTTCTGAAGATGCGTTTAATATATCCTTAACTGCTGGGTTAGTAATTGCATCCTCAACAGGAACAATTGGTATGTCCCAGACTATTTTTTTAAATTCTTCTAATATATCTAAATCATGACCCCCTGTATCATCTGTAATATTATAACTAGATAAAGGTTTTTTAAACCACACGTAATATTCAGGCATTTCATCTGTGTGCTTAAAATTATCTAAACTTTTCTTTAAATTATCTAAAATATAATCAACTCCCTGACCCCTACCTTCATTAGTATATATACTAGCATGTCCTGGCACACCCCTATTGTTAACTAAATCTTCCAATATATCTAAAGGAATTTTTTGTAATGTATAACCAGCACTCTGTGCAGTTTTAACATGCCTTGGCATAGACATTTGAATATCCTCTTGATCCATCAGAGCCTGCTCTGGATCTTGTAAATTAATTCTTTCAAGTTCAACATTATATTTATCTGCAAACTTTTTTTCTAGTGAACCATCAATAACTACAGTATCATAAAATTTTTTAAGCCCTTGTCTCTTTTTTTCTTCCATTTCGGGATAACGATTATATTGAATCTGCCCATTGGTAATGGCAATACTATCTCTACCATCAAGAATAGCCTTTTCAATTAGTTTAGTTAAAACTAACTCAACCCATTTCTTGGATTCTTTTATGGGGAAATCTGGTACTTTATCTTCCTCTCTCATTAAATATTCTACAGGATCAATATTCTCTCCCGTAGTTAGATAGTGAGTTTTATCAGATTTATTAAAGATAAAATTTTGATCATATCCCACATTTAAATAGTCTAATCTAGGTGCATCCCCAGATTTAATTGGACCACTTTGTTGATATTCAATTTTTTTTTCTCTACTATCACGTACATGAGTTTTAGAATCTTTTATTTTATAGAATATATTATTTTTCTCTAAGTATTCTATTAGTTTATTTTCTGGAACAATATCAAAGTCACTTACAAATCCCTTTATCCGACCCTGCTGTAACCACTGTGATTGTATCTCGTCTATTATTTGGGTATTTTTAAGTTTATCAATTACTTCAGATGATAAATCATCATACTTTGCCGAGAAACCCTCATCAAATCCAACCTGAACTCTTGCGTGTGCAAAGGTGTTAGTTCCATATTTTATATCAAAGTGGGGCTCTTGAAATACATAAGAATCTATTGTAGGTTTTTTACCTTGTTTTACATCATAAAATTCTGGTTCAACTTGAAATACTATATGTTCTTGGTCTCCACCTAAACTATACCTTTCATACAAAGGATTCATTTGATCTTTAGGAATAGAACGAACTGTAATGTTAGGTGCTATATCTTTTTTTTCTACAAATTTTAATAATTCTTTTTTAGTTATAGATTCATTACCTTGTAAAAATTCTGTAAGTCCCAAGTAATCCATTTCATCTTTAGTAGATTCTATATAACTCTTCCATTTAGTTTTGGTAAGTTTATCTGGTTTAGCATTCTTAATAGATTCAACAACCCGTGAATAAAAATCAGGTTTACCTTCTTTAAGTGCCTTTGCTGTTTGTATTTCTGTTTTAGTTAGCTTACCAAACTCAGGTTTCTCTGGTACTAGTTCTTTAGTCTGTTCTGATATATCTGGTTTCTTATCTTCTAATAATTTTTTAGTAGTTTGTACAACTGCTTCAGTAGCTAATTCAGTACCTATATCAGGACCTTTAGGTGGTTCTTCGGGTAACTTAGGTGGTTCTTCTTTTACTTCAGTAGATAATTCTTGTTCTTTATCTTTTTCAGTTGTATCATCATAATATGATGTGGGCATCCCTGGTAAAGAACCGATAGATGTGCCAAATAACTTTTCATTTTGTAAATCTAATGGTGGAGTTTCTTGTGCAATTATACCACCAGTAACACCTGCGGATATAGCTTGAAATGCAGTGCCACCATAGTTCTGTATAAATTTTTTTATACCTAATTTAGTAGCTTCCCTTATTAAATAAGGTGCTGCAAATTCCCCTACTGCTGTTACTATTGGTATTGCTGCTTGTGCTACCATTATTTTAACTCCTTTAAGTCATAATCATAACTTCCTTCTTCATATTCTGCTGTAATCCATTTGGAAGTATCTTCAACAGACCATGTTTTAGTATTTACTAATCTATGTATTAATACTTCATTAGGATCTGCTGCTAATGAAGGATCAAATACTCTTAATCTATTGTTGGGTTGTATTGCGTAATTGCCATCATCTAATTCTATAACATGACCACACTTATGTTGATCAGGTTTTTGTGAGTAGCCAAAATCTAATTCATTGTAATCACCATTACACCAATCTAAAGTAAATAAATATTTACCTTCTCTTTTAATCTTACGTCTTGAAAAATATTGTACTTTATTACCTGATAAATTATAAAAGTTAGTTACTGATATATTATAACTAAACGAATTCCACATACATAATTCATCTAAGGGTAGTTCCTTAACATCTTGTTTCTTACAAAATGCAGAGATAGGTGCTCTCCACCATAGTCCCCCATCGGTCATCATGTAGTGAAACAAGGGAACTTGCCCAGGCAAACTACAAACTCCAAAAACTACACACTCAAAGTATTTATCATGAGAATCTTTTTGATCTCGTAAGTAATTGCCACGTACATAACATTCAATAATAGGTATGTTAGCATTTAAGTACATAACAATATCTTAAATAAAAATTAATTAGCTAAAGGATTAGATGTACTAATCTTAATTTCTTCTATTTGTACTTTTAATAATTCTATTTCTTTTTCGTTTATTGCAACACCTTTTCCATTTTCTGCTTCAGAAGAAACTAAATTTTCTAATTTAGTTTTAATAACTTCAACTTCATTTTCTAAAACTTCAATAGTTGTGCCATTTACTGCTACACCATTTTTAGCATTTCCAATTTCTGCTGCTAAAGGTGTAAGATCAGGTGCAGTTTGTGCAGATAACGCATCAAGTTTAGTTGTAATCTCACCATATTTAACAAACCCACCACCAATAGCTACAATAGCAGCTATCAATGCAGCGATACCAGCCAGTTGATCTTTTATATTAAATTTTTTTGTTTCTTTACCCATTTCTTAATTGCTCCAGTTCTATTAATAGTCTTTGTTTTTGTATATTTATTTCTTTTAGTTTTTTTTCTTTTATAAATACAGGATCATTTCCTATATAAGTATTTAAATTAGCATCAGCATATACTTG